TGTTCGCCGATGGCCGTAGCATCACCATTGGCAAGGGGCGCATCCTGTGGGGCACCGCCACGCAGACAAGCCGCAACCTGATCGTGGAAGAAGGATGGGTGCTGCCAGGGGGGCGCCGCACAAAAGACTTTGAAGTCGCGCAAGCCTACGCCCGTTGGATCGACGCGCATTGCAGGGCAAGGGGCTACCTATGAACCACATCGACCTGCTCAAACGCTGTCATGCATTGTTACGACGAGTGGATACTGTGACCCCTGAAGGCCGCTTGTCACTGGATGGTGACCGACTGGCCAAAGAGATCAACGACTACCTCAACAGCGTAAACAATGAAGTGCCCAACATGCGGAGTGCCGAGCCACGTCCTCGAAACCCGAACGACAACTGGTGGACTGAAGCGAAGGAGATATGAATGCTCACAGTGCAAACAAAGGTTCACGACAGTGGAGACACCACAGGACCTGCGGCTGGACATGCACAACAACCCGCACCGCCACGAGCAAACGATACGCAAGTCGCGGGCAACCACTACAAGCAGTTCCAAATCGAACCCTGGGACGCCATCATTGACTGGAATCTTGGCTACTTGGATGGCAACGCCGTCAAGTACCTCAGTCGATGGCGACACAAAAACGGATTAGAAGACCTGAAGAAGGCGCGGCATTACATCGACAAACTCATTGAAACAGAGATGGAGAAAAGAGATGGAACTGACTCAAAGCCAACTTAAGCAAATTTGGAAACATGCCAGTGAAGCCGATGGTGGCTACTGCCCCGTGTGCGAACGGTGGGGCAAGGTCAACTCGGTGCGCCTGACGGGCAGCATGGTGCGTGCCCTGGGGTGGCTGTACAAAGAGATGCAGGTCACGGGAGAGCAGTGGATCAACATCCCGACAGAAGCACCGAAGACCGTGATGCGTTCCTACAGCGTCACAAGTTTTAAGTACTGGGGCTTTGTGGAGCCGCGACCCAAACTTGCCAAGGTAGTCCAACTGCCACGAGTGCGGGGTCAGAAACGAGAGCCGCAGGTCAAGACGCGCACGTCAGGATACTGGACGGTGACCGATGCAGGCAGGGCGTTCCTGACCAACCAAGTCCGAGTGCCGGATCGAGCGTTCGTTTACGCTGATGCCGTGCAGGGCTACGGGTTGGACACCGTGTCTGCAAAAGAAGTCATGGACAGGAAGTTTGATTACGACGCCATGATGAACGACATCTACGCACTGCACAAGGCCACCCATGCAACTCATCACGCTTGACTTCGAAACCTTCTACGACCGCGACTTCTCACTGACCAAACTGACGACCGAGGAGTACATCCGCGACCCTCGCTTTGAGGTGATCGGTGTGGGCGTCAAGGTCGGCGACGAGACCGCCGTGTGGGGCAGCGGCACCAAGGAAGAGATCGGCGACTGGCTGAAATCTTTTGAGATGGAGAAGCACATGGTGTTGGCGCACAACACCATGTTCGACGGGGCAATCCTGTCGTGGTTCTTCGACATCCATCCGAAGATGCTGCTCGACACCATGTGCATGTCCCGTGCGTTGTTTGGCGTGGAGGTGAGTTCGTCTCTGGCTGCTGTAGCCGAAAGGCTACAGATCGGGCGCAAGGGCGACGAGATCATCAACGCGATGGGTAAACGCCGAGCCGACTTCACCGAGGCGGCGCTGTCTCGGTACGGGGACTACTGCATCAACGACGTGGAGTTGACGCACAAGGCGTTCATGAAGATGTCCCCCGACTTCCCGGTGACGGAGTTGCGGATCATCGACCTGACGCTCAAGATGTTTACTGAGCCGGTGCTGGTGGTGGATCAGAGTGTCCTGGCTAAACATCTTATCGAGGTGGTCGAGCGCAAGGAGAAGTTGCTCCAAGAGTGCGGCGTGGAGAAGGAAGAACTGATGAGCAATCAGAAGTTCGCCGACGCCCTGCGTACGCTTGGGGTAACTCCTCCTACAAAGATGAGCCCACTCACCAATAAAGAAACGTATGCGTTTGCCAAGAGCGACGAGGCGTTCCTGCGTCTGTCCGAGCATCCTGACTGGCGCGTGCAGGGGTTGGTGGCTGCACGTCTGGGGCTGAAGTCCACCCTGGAGGAGACACGCACCCAAAGATTCTTGGAGATCGCCAAGCGAGGGGCGCTGCCCGTGCCCCTGCGCTACTACGCCGCACACACCGGGCGGTTCGGGGGCGACGACAAGATCAACATGCAGAACCTGCCAAGCCGGGGCGACAACGCAGGCAAGATCAAGAAAGGGATCATGGCCCCACCGGGCTACAGCATCATCGACGCCGACTCCTCACAGATCGAGGCGCGGGTGCTTGCGTGGTTGGCAGGGCAGGATGATCTGGTCGAGGCGTTCGCCCAGGGTAAAGATGTGTACAAGAAGATGGCCGCACCCATCTACAACAAACCCGAAGGAGAGATCACCAAGCCCGAGCGGTTCATGGGCAAGACCACTGTACTGGGCTGCGGCTACGGCATGGGGGCGGTCAAGTTCCAGGCCCAACTCAAGACATCTGACGTGACCATCTCATTGGACGAGGCCCGGCGTATCGTGGAGGTGTACCGCCAAACAAACTATGCCGTGACCGCCCTGTGGCGGCAGGCGCAGATGGCCCTGGTGGCTATCTCCCGATGGGACGATGGCAAGGTGCCGTTCGGGCGTGACGGGGTGTTGGAGATCGTGACACGGGAGGCAGCGATTCGACTTCCCAATGGGCTGTACCTGCGCTACGATGACCTGAAATTGAGTGAAGGCGAGAAGGGGCCGGAGTTCACATACCGCACCCGCAAGGGGCGCACCCGCATCTACGGGGGCAAGGTGGTGGAGAACGTCTGCCAAGCGTTGGCCCGGTGTCTGATCGCCGAGCAGATGCTCAAGATCGCCAAGAGATACCGAGTTGTGTTGACAGTGCACGACGCAGTTGCGTGCATTGTTCCTGATGCCGAGGTCGCGGAGGCCCAAGCCTACGTGGAAGAGTGCATGCGATGGACACCCGAGTGGGCAGCGGGACTGCCTGTCAACTGTGAATCTGGAGTAGGAAAAAGTTATGGGGACTGCTGAAGTGATTGACTACGCATATCCGACCATGATGGCCGAGAAGTCACTCAAGGCTGTGCATGACGCAGCCCTTGAGAAGGACTGGTACGTGGCCAGGGAAGAAGCCTTGATGGCCATTAAATGGATAACCGAAGCACACGCTGCACTGTTGGTGATGCAGAAGGAAGACAAGCGGTGAAGTGGTCGTACAGCAGTCTGAAGTTGTTTGAGCAATGCCCCCGCAAGTACTACCACCTGCGGGTAGCCAAGGACTTCAAGGAAGATGACAACGCCGAACATCTTATGTACGGCAAGCGATTCCACGAGGCTGCTGAACACTACATCCGAGACGGCACCCCACTGCCCGAGTACTTCGCTTTTGTGAAACCGGCTCTGGACAACCTCAACCAAATTCCTGGTGAGAAGTTATGCGAGTACCCGATGGGTATCACCGAAGACCTGCGCCCCTGTGCGTTCGACGCACCGGATGTGTGGTTCCGAGGGATCGCTGACCTGCTCATCCTCAACAAGGAGACGGGCGAGGCCCGGGTGGTGGACTACAAGACGGGCAAGAGCGCCAAGTACGCCGACCCCGATCAGTTGGAGTTGATGTCCCTGTGCGTGTTCAAGCACTTCCCTGAGATCAAGCGCGTCAAGTCTGGGCTGCTGTTCGTGATTGCGAATTCGCTGGTCAAGAGCAAGTGCGATGCATCACAGGAAGACGTGTTATGGGAGAGGTGGACGGGGCGTCACCAAAGGTTGAAAATTGCGATGGACAACGATGTCTGGAACCCGCGCCCGAGTGGGCTGTGCCGAAAGCACTGCGTGGTGCTGAGTTGTTCACACAACGGAAGGAACTGAGATGCCGTACACCAAGTCACCGCGCCCGTACAAGCACGAGTACGAGATGCAGAAGCAGCGAGGTGAGCACGAGGATCGCATGGAGCGACAGCGTGCTCGGCGTGCACTGGACAAGAAGGGTGTGGAGCGCAAGGGTAAAGACGTGTCGCACACCAAGGCGCTCGCCAAGGGCGGCACCAACGCGGACGGCTATCGCTTGGAGGCACCGAGCAAGAACCGCAGCCGCAACTTGCACCGCAAGGGCGAGCGTAAGTGAAGACCCGAGGTTGATCTTCGGGGGCCGAAGCAGTACATTTGAGAGATCCCTGGTCGGGGTAACCGCTGTAAGGTGTGGGTGGGCGGCTAAACGAAACTACACCATCGAAGGCACGGAATTTAAGTGGAGGTTCGTAGATCCTCCTGCTTTCTCCGCCGTGTGACTTCGGACTGAAGGTATCAAGCAAAAGTCAGAAGGCATGGCAGGCGGCAGAGTGGAGACCCCACTCTGCCTGTTCTGCCGTCTCCGAACACCAAACAAGATGGAAATCGTTTCTAACAAAGCACTGCTCCTGAAGTTGCGTGACCCCAAGAAAGTCACCGCAGTGATACCAAAAAGCACCCTGGTGGACGACCACCGGGTGTTGGTCAAGTGGGGGCTCGATGAGGCTCACGTCCTCAAGAACCTCAAGATCAAGAACGTCCCCTCGCCGATCCTCAAGGAGTACGACTGGCCCGGGATGCACAAGCCGTTTGCACATCAGAAGGACACCGCATCATTCCTGACGCTGAACAAGCGTGCGTTCTGCCTCAACGAGCAGGGCACGGGCAAGACGGGCTCTGTGATCTGGGCATCCGACTACCTGATGAAGCAAGGCCGAATCCGGCGCGTGTTGGTGATCTGCCCGCTGTCCATCATGGACAGTGCATGGCGTGCGGACTTGTTTAAGTTTGCGATGCACCGCACGGTGGCCGTGGCCTACGGCAGCGCAGAGAAGCGCCGCGATGCAATCAACAGCGCGGCTGAGTACGTCATCATCAACTACGACGGCGTGGAGATCGTGGCTGACGAGATCGCCAAGGGTGGGTTCGACCTCATCGTGGTGGACGAGGCGACCGCCTACAAGAACGTGCAGACGGTGCGGTGGAAGACGCTGTACAAGTTGATGCAGCCCACGACGTGGCTGTGGATG